ATGAGAGGTTCGGGGATTTCAGGCAACAAAAAACCCATTTATATAAATGGGTTAGAAAAAACAATCACTTACTTTAAAATCAATAAGTTAAAATAGTAGTTAGGGGTAGTAAAGGTCAGGGAGTGGCAACCGCTGCCGCCATTTTGTCGCCATTGTGCATTGTAGCCAGGGGGTTAAACCTTAAAGCAGTTTCAAGGTGATCTGGCGCGAGGTGGGCATAACGCATAGTCATCTTTATATCGTGGTGTCCCAGTATTTTTTGCAGAGCGAGTATGTTTCCCCCGGACATCATAAAGTGAGCTGCAAAGGTGTGGCGAAGAACATGCGTTAGCTGGCCACGCGGCAAGATGATAGAAGTTTTATCCATCACTGATGCAAATTGAAAATAGTAGTCATCAAAAAACTTGAACCCCTTCAGCGCGGTGATTTCTTCATATAGCTCCTTGCTGATAGGGATGCTTCTGTTTTTCTTTCCCTTCGTTCTGGTGAACGTGATGCGGTACTTCGTTACCTGCGACCTTGTCAGATTGACTGCCTCTCTCCACCTTGCCCCAGTACTGAGGCAAATCTTCACAACCAGCGTCAACAGCTTATTTTGGCGCTGGCAGTCATACAGAAGTTCTGCAATCTGATCATGTGTCAGCCAGGCCATTTCCTTTTCAGCAATAGTAAACTTACGCATGTTTTCAAGAGGGTTTGGCTGAAGCCATTCGCCCAAGCGAATCAGTTCACTAAAGGCACCGCTTAAATAACTTTGTTCAAGATTTACCGTGACAGGGCTAGCGCCATTCTTCCATTTCTCACTGAAATATATCTCTCCCGTTAGGCGTTTATCGCGGTAGTGAGCAAACATTTTTGGGGTGAGCGATGTAGCCAGAGGATTTCCTAGTGCGTCCACGATCAGCAGTAGCTTTTCGTATACGTGCTCGCCAGCAGAAAGCGAAATGCCGTGCAGTTTATACCAGAGGTTAACAATATCTTTTAAAGAGCGCCGATCAGCAACGTCACCCAGCCACGGTTTGGCCGCGGCCTCATCCATCGTGTGGCGCTCAAAGGCCATTGCCTCACCTTTTGTTGCAAATTGCTTTCGAACCCTGCGCCCGGAACGTCCGGCAGGGTAGCATTCACAGAGCCATTTGCCCGTTTCAAGTTTCCGAATAGCCATTCAATACCCCTTATTACTTGCTATGGGGGTATGATTTACTGTTTATTTATACAGTGTCAATGTTTGATGTTCGCACCATCAAACATTCGACATTAGGTAATAGTGGCATTTAGCTAATGGCTTAAGGTCATTGATCCCACATTCAAAAGATTGGCCGCCAGATATTGGGGCTACAAGCACCCTGCCAACAGGAATACGGGTCAGCTCTTTAATGCTTGTTTTTCCCTCAATTTCAACAACCCATGTTCCATCCGATAATTCGTCAGTTTTCATGTCTGCGACGTACGGGATTTCGTCATCAAGGATGATTACCGGCTTGCTGAGGTGAGAGGGAAGCATTGCCTTATCGAGCATATAAAAATTGGATTCGTACAAATTCCCATCAATGATTTTCTTACGAGGAACCGCGACCACATCACCCATGGCGTTGTCGTTGGCCGTCTTTTTGTACTCATTTGGAGAGTTTTCCGCTCCGTTATGGAAGGCTTCGCCCTTCCCAAAGGAGAGCCATTCAAGCGAAGCGCCTGTTTCCATCGCGCACTGAATAACCCAGTCTGCGGGAAAAATATCCCTCATCCATCTTGTGCTCATTGTGCTAGTTGATGCGCCAAGCTGTTCGCAAAGCGCCTGTCTTGTCTTGAATCCATAAGCAATTAGTAATCGCTTGATTACTTCCTGCCCGCCTCTATTGAAGTCCATAATTACGCCTTTGGAGTTTTAATTGTTGACTAACTCCATTTGAAGCATTAGCCTTCCGCTTGAAGTACGGAAATGGAGTTATTAATACTTGTCACCGCTAGCTACGGTTTAAGACTCAAACGAGGAATCTTGCACTATGACCACTAACATTTCAATCAATCTGCCCGTCCCTTCTATCTCAAAAGAGAAGTACATCGAACTCACTGGTTTACCGGAAGATACCGTTGAAGCAATGCTGAAAGATGGCCGCTTACCACGTCACCGCCTTCGCAAAGATATGGGTCGTGAAAAAGTCATGATTAATATCGCGGCTCTGACCATAGACGCCCTCGCGGGTTGCAACATCGTACTTAACTGATTCGATTTTGAAACGCTGAGAGGGTGCTGACTATGTTTGATTACCAAACTTCCAAACATGCACATTTTGATGCAGCTTGCCGAGCGTTTGCGCTGTCGCACAATCTGGAAGATGTGGCCGCTGCCGTTGGTATGCGTCCGCAGATCCTGCGCAATAAGTTGAACCCGATTCAACCACACCGCCTTACCTGTGACGAGCTGCTGGCTATCACCGATTACACGGAAGATGCCCGTCTGCTGGATGGGATGCTGGGGCAGATTAACTGCCTTCCGTCCGTTCCGGTCAATAACGCCACTGAAGCCAACATGCAATTTTGCGCGTTGAGTGCCACGGCAAATGTGGGCGCGATCGCTGGGGAAGCTGTATCAACTGAGCACATGACCGCCGCACGCCGCACACAAATTCTTGATCGTGCCCGTGATGCCATCCGTTCCCTTTCCGTTCTGGCTTACACAGTTGAAAGCCGCCTCCAGTCTGCGCCGGTTCTTGCTGCTGCCGTCGATATCGTGACTACCAGCGCCAGCGGCATGATGTGAGGGATAACCATGAAAGCGTTCGTTACCTACCTGAAAAAAGAATCTCCGGCCATGCAACTGGCAAGCGGCTCCACTGGATGGATTGAGCTGCCCAATGGCCAACGCTGGAATCCTGGCCACGTACATAAATTTACTGCGCATCAACCGTGCCGCCGTTGGTGGCATCGCCTGATGGGATTGTTCCGGGGGCGTTATGGCCATTAGCTCAGAACAGCAGGAGATCGGCCTGAAGTGGCTGGAGTATATGCGCCGTAAATACTGGAGTGAAAAAAGCGAAGCCGCCGAATGGTGGGACAAATTAACACCTGAATGGCGAGGGGTTGTTTTACATGCAGCCTCAGTAAATTCCGGATCGGACGTTTTCAAAGCCCACCTGTGTAAATGCTGCTGGCATGAGCTGTATGCACGCCTGAACTACCGGGAAATGATTCAACTGAAACAAGGTATTTCCCGCGCCCGGTTAACGTTTGAGGGGTTCGGGAGTTTGCGTGACAGCGATTTTTCCCGGCGCACCGCCAATCGCCCGGCAAAGGTGGTTAATCCGATTTACAGCAGTAACGGGGTGCAGATGGTTGTGGCACCTCAATTCGTTAACAAAATGCAATTGTTGCAACAGCAGGAGAATCACTGATGTCCATTATCTCTGTAAATGCCAAAGAACTGGGGCGAGAGTTGGCCGCGTGGGGTGTTCCACATAATTACGCCATTCTCTTTCTGGCGAAAAGTACCGTTAAAAATGGCCGTGTGGCCTTACATCCGTTTTTCTTTAACGACACCGAGTACATGACAAACAAACGGCACTGGCTGGCCGTGAATGTTGCGTACTGGTGCTGTGTCTATCGTGAAGCGGAAAGCCAGTACCAACAGGTTGAAGCGCTGGCCAGCATTCGTTCCATGTATTACATCGCCGGGTCATTAGGTGCTGGGGAAGTTAAGGCGCTGATCCAGGAATGGTGGCGCAACACCTACGAGCTGCACCAGATACCCGCGCCGAGCTACTCAGCCGCGCCCGTTACCGTCTCTTTCCACTAATTAACTACCTGAATTTTTGGCCATCCCTGCGGTGGCCAGGGATTCTTTTGCCTTGAGGAAACCAAAATGCAAACAACACGCATGTTTTTACCCGTCAACCAATCCGGTACTGACCTGTTGGCAATGCTGGCAAAAGCTACTGAAGAAGGTAAAGCGGCCTCCGCCGATCTGTGTTCTGCCCGTCTGGATAAGCTGGCCGCGTATGCAGCTAACGAAGGTTTAAGCGCTGCCGAAATCGTAGAGCTGATCCGTGAAGAGGCTGCGGCCATTTGCAGTAAAGGCGGTGCAGCATGGCAGTAAAAACGCCTCTTAAATGGGTGGGCAGCAAAGTCCGCCTTATGCCGCAGCTGCGTGGTCATCTGCCGGAAGGAAAACGCCTGGTGGAGCCTTTCGCGGGTTCGTGCGCCGTCATGATGAATACAGATTATGACGAATACCTGATCGCTGACCTGAACCCGGATTTAGTCAATCTGTATAAGGCGATGGCCTACCATACCGACGCGTTTCTAATGGAGCTTGAAGCCCTGTTTTCTGCCGGGGCGTTAGGTGAACAGGAGAGCCGCGCTATTTTTTACTATGCCGTCCGGGATGCATTCAATTTGTCGGGAAAGGCACTTGGGGCTGAAAGCGTTGAAGCAGCTGCCCGTTTCATGTACCTGAACCGCCACGGCTTTAACGGGCTTTGCCGTTACAACCGCCGTGGGCAGTTCAATGTCCCTTTCGGGAAGTACAAAAACAACTATTTCCCGCATAAAGAAGTCCGCGCATTTGCTGAAAAGGCAAAGCGTGCAACGTTCATCACCGCGCATTACTCCGAAACGCTTGCGCTGGTTCGTGCCGGGGATGTGGTCTATTGCGATCCGCCATACCTGACGGAATCAGGAAATTTCACCTCATACACTGAAAGCGGCTTTTCACATCTTGATCAGGGGCGGCTGGCCAGAAAGCTGCGCCGTCTTGCTGAGAAGGGCGTGAGTGTTGTCGCGTCAAACAGTGATCTGGAAATGGTGCATTACCTTTATGCCGGGTTTGAATCGGTGAAAGTGAAAGCGCCCCGCAGTGTTGGCGCCGCAGCTGCAAGCCAGAAATCTGCCGCAGAGCTGATCCTGAAATCACCAGTTTCCACAGCCTCCAGCGCTGGGGTGGTGGCGAAATGATGACTGAACCCATGACCGGGCTGTATGCGCTGACGGTATTTGTGGCTTTCATCTTCTTTTCCTGGGAAGAGCGCCGGGACGCGGAGACTTCAGATGATGTGGACTTTATTTTGGTCGCTATCTCTTCCCTCGTCTGGCCTGTACTGGTGGCGGTATGTGTCGCT